AGATGTAGGGGTGCAAGGCAACGACACCACCCGAGACCGAGATCGTATTACCCGTCGGGGACGTGCCTTCAATATCTCTTAAGGCTGAGAGCACGGTCCCGTTGATCGGCCCATAAAGGACAGGCGTATCGGCTGTGCTGTCAATCTCAGTGAGGTTATGGCCAGGATGCGCAAGCAATAGATTGACACCGCCCGTAACGTCATAGGACGTGTCAAACTGATAAAGATTCGTGGAGTCAGCAGAAAAGCTTGATGCGATCGTTGCAACAGGGATAGAGAAACCCGCTCCCGTTCCGCCGATCGTTGAAGCTGCAGCGGTCAGTGAGTTACCTACCGCATAACCGACACCGCCTTGCGTTAGGGTGACAGTGGTTACAACGCCACCAGCCACCGTGATAGTGGCCTTTGCGCCGGTGCCTGCGCCGCCAGTTAAGGCGACGTTGCTATAAGTACCCGTGGTATATCCGCTACCAGGAACAATGACGCCAAGCGTTAAGACTTGGCCATTGAAGGTAAAGTCAGAGACGCCTGATCCGACGCCGTTGTTATCGACTCCGATGACTTGTACGCCACCCGACCAGCCCGTGAAGATGTTATTGATACCGTTTGTGGAATCGACAAACATCCCGCGGACAAGCCCCCTAATCTGCTGGGAGATGCGGCTATAGCCCTGGGTCTTTCTGGGCCTTCCTCGCTGAAAGCGAACCCATTGGCCATCAGAGTATTGATCACCGTCCAGGGTTGTACCGTCCCGGCGTATTCCGGGCTTGGTATTGATCGAGATGACTTTTTCAGTCATTAGATCGAACCTCCAGAGATCAGCGTCGTCGTAAAGCCAGACGAGCTAAAGGTCCCGATCTTAGTTCCAAGGACGGAGACGTTCAGTTCGCCTGCGCCGCTTCGATAGATACCTGTACTGGGCTCTGCATTAAAGCGAAGTGCAGGCACTGAGGCCGTCCCGTTAACAAGCTCCAGAGAAAGGGCCCCGACAATCGCGCTATTAGCGTTCAGGACGTTCACAGAGTCGCAGACAAGGATAGACTGCGCACCGGCTGAGATCGTCGTTGTAAGGCCCCCTACGACCCCTGTCGTGAAGGTGACCGAGCCTGTCGTAGCGTTTAAGACGTAGTAAACCTGAACTGTCGCTGGAACGACAATACTCACCGATCCTGAAAGCGTTCCTGTGACCTTAATGATCGTGTTGGAGGCTTGCGTAGGCGTGAGGGTGTAAGTCCCCGAGACGACAGGATAGGTAAGCTGCGTGAAGGCAAAGGTCGTTGATTGGCCAAGGCCGATCGTATAAAAGCCAACGCCTGAGCACAGAATGATCGCAGAGTCTGCAGGCTGCATCGTAAGCGTTGCTTCGCCATTGATCAGGTCCGAGCCATTGGGATCAACAGTTAAAAGACCGGAGCCGTTGTTCCTAAGCAAGAAGAACCAGTTATCGCCTACCGAAGCCGCCGAAGGCAGGTTGATAGTGCCTGCGCCACCATTCCAGACGTAGGACAGGGCTCGATCGCTTGCTGTGGCTGTGTAGGTCGCTGCAATCGTTGTGACTGGGTGAGCCTGATTAAGCGTTGAAGCAATCGCTAACAGGCCATTGCCTGCAAGCGTTGAGGCATCAGGGCTAGAAGTACCAACACCGAATGCAATAGTCGACCAAGTACCTGCAGCGGTTGAATTAGCCGTGATGTAAATGTACTTGGCTTCGCCGCTTGCAATCGAAACGATGGTCCCGCCTGCATAGTCCTTGACGGTAAAAGTATTGGCCCCCGTGTTTCGAATGAGCGCATCAGTGCCTACCGAGGTCTGATTGGCAGGTGGCATCAAAAGGCTGAGGGAAGCCGAAGAGGCCGAGACGTTCATGATCCTGGCGGCGTAATTGCCTGAGGTATCAACCTCAACCGGCCAGGATAGGGTCGTGTTAGCCGTTAGTGTGATCGAGCGATAGGAGACATCGGTAGGCTGAATGACCTGACCGGTGAATGCGCTGGTATACGTTGTCATTTAGACCTCTCTTACTTGCGTCTGCCTGTCGATCGTGCGCGTATCGTTCTCAAGCTTCAGCGTCTGAATTGCTCGGTCGTACATGGCCTGCCATAGTTGGACGCGAGAATCGTTCTTCAAAAACGGCATGGCCTGCAATAAGGTGCCGTAGAGCATGGCTTGAGGCGCATTTTCGGTCCAAAAATTCACCTGATTGGTCTCATCCAGCGGTTGGACCTTCTCGTAGTACAGAACCTCGAACGTATAGGCCGCATCAGGGGTTGGTGCGATCAACCAGTTGTTGAAGTTGTAGTCCGCATAGTATTTTGGCTCACCGGTTTGCGTCGGATCGGGCCAATAATTGCGCAAATACTCATATTTACGCAGCAAAACGGGCTTTTTCTCGCCGTTTACCGTGATATTCATCGAAGTTGTCTTGCGCCAGCGGGCAGGCTTCGGAATAACAGGGTCTCCTACGACTAAAGTCGACAAGACGGCTTGCTGCTGGCCAAGGATCTTAAGCTCATCAGAGATGATGGACTCAGCCAGCATGATAAATGTTGGGATTTTCTCGAGCGTAGACTGATCAGTGCGCTCCAAGTAGGTCCGCACGTCATTGACCAGCGTGTCGTAAGTCATCTGAGCGGCCATTATCGGTACCTTGCTGTTTTCTCGCGGATCTTTGAGGGTTGAGCGACAAATTGCTTACCGGTCTTGGTACCCTCACGTTTAGCGCGGGTGGTGGCTGCATACTCAGCAGGCGAAAGCGCCTCTCGCGCTTTACGGGGCAGGTACCGTTCTCCGGTGGCCTTAGGCCCTTGCGTGGATGGCTTGCCGGATTTTGTACCCCAATCCTCGCTGGTCCACTTTGAGAGCGAATTATCCGCCTTTTTAGGCCCTTTGTAACCCCCACCAGAGGCTTTGTACTTCTGAGTCGCTAATTGAGCCTTACGGGCGCTCCATTGACCTGGATCACCGCCCTTACCGGAGGCTTTAACAGAAGCAACGATGCGCTTCCATTTAGCCGGATCTGACTTGGTTGCTGAACTCATCGCATTAATGCGGCCTCAGCCGCCCTCCTACGGGTTAGTCCTGGCAAAACCCTGCCAGCGGCTTTATTCCACTTCAGGCACTCATCCGCGGCACCGTCCCAGTTATCAGCGTCAATACGCTTTTTGAAGGTGCTTATCCGATAGTTGCCAAGGCCACAGTTATAGGCCCAGCTTGTAACCGCTGCCATGCGCCTTGGGAGCGCTTTAGAGAGGCTTGGCGACATCTTAAGCAGTCCGCGTACAAAATACTCAACGTGATGGTCTAAGGCGTCTTCGCACTGCTCGAGCGTCCAGATAGTCCCAGGGTTGATTTCAGGGCCCGTAGCACCCCAGCCTATAGTCCAAGGATGTCCACGAGTACCAGGATCGGGATAGGCTGTTACACGGCCATCAGGCAAACGCTTTGCTAACCCTTCAAAGGGCTTGATCAATACATCTTTGCAAAGCTTCTTTGCCTCATTCATGTCTTTTGGTACTTCTCTATGCTTCTCCCGACGAACCAAAAACTGATCATCATGTTCAGCATGGCAAAGTCATCCTCGTCGTAGGACTTAGTTAAGACTTCCGCCCAGTTGGCATTGGTCTGAAACGCTATGGTCAGGCCAGCAGCCTTGACAGCCACGTATACGCCAAATGCAATCCAAGTAAGACCGGGGCGGGTAATAGCAGTGATAAAAGAAGCAAGCCAGCCAGCCTCTTTTGCCGTTTGGGCCTGCTCCTTAAAAGCCTCCTTAATCGTGTCCATTTGCGAGATCGAGTAGTCCACATACTTCTCCTCCATCTTGAACTCGCCTCGCATCTTCTCAAGGTCGGTCTGAAGCTGGAACATACTCAACTCATGCTGGCGTTCGTTTTTCTTGTCGAGGAACTTCAGCACTTCCGGAGCAAGGCGGAAGATGCCACCGAAAATGGAACCAAGAAGACCGCCGCTTAGCAGATCAAACATAATTAACCCTTGGCCGTTACGATGTCCTGACCTTTTTTAACCGTCACCTTGCTGCCTTCAACATCAACCTGCATGGGTTGTTCGGCACGGTCCAGTTTGTCAAGACGATGGATAAGGTCTTTGATGACTTCAAACTCAGGCTTTTCTTGCTTGGCTGCGGTTCCAGCAATACCGTTTAGCATCTGAATAAGTGCAGTAAGTGAAGCACCCAGCAAGCCCATCACGGCAGCAATCTTTTCACCTTCAAGAAAAAGAGATGCACCGACACCAACGATCACGATTAGGAAGATGTACAGCAGACCATCTTCGCCGATGGCTTTGCCTGCTACTTCTTTGGCCGAGTCTTGTGCTTTAAGCTCGTCAAGCCTAATTCTGGCCTGGGCTTTCAGGACCGCTAGTTCGTGGGCTTTATCGTCCATCAGATACCTAGCAGGTTCTTCACGAACATAGCGGCTACTCCTGGCCCGAGGAGGACGGCGGCGATCGTGATGTAGAGCAGATACTCAATTTTCTGCATGCGTTTAGAGCCGTCATCAAAGCGCTTTTCGATATTTTCATAACGTTGGGCGCAAACCGCTTCATGAACGGATAGTCGGGTTTCCACAGATGGCTCCATAGCTATTCAAGATCAGGGTCCGGGCCAAGATTGTTGAAGAAGTTCAACTTGGCAAGCGTGTATTCGTAGTAGCAATTGCATGCGCCCCCTTGTACTGCAGGACAATCGTCAACATGCTGAATGCCATACCGCGGATGCGGAGGATTTACTTCAGGTTCCACTTGGGAAGCTCCTTCCAGGGCCCCAGATCAATCTCATGGCCCCACCTGCACCACTTGCTCCAGCATAGGAGCCTCCACGAGCAGCGCCTGCGCCACCCGCACCATAGTTACCACCAAGACCGCCTGTTGTAGTGCCGGTTCCGGCCGTGCCTGTGGCGCCAGAAGAGCCTCCAGTACCAGCCCCGGCATTACCAGCCGTGAATGTTCCGCCAGTGCCACTTGAGCCCGTACCGGTTACACCTACGCCACCGCCACCGCCTGCGCGGATGGTGTCTGAACCCGCACCGCCACCACCGCCACCACCGGCACCATTCGATCCGGTCATGTTGAAATCAAGCTTGCAGTTGTACCAAGTGTCTGTCTCGCCCGATAAGGGGAAGACGCCCTTATTGGCCAAGACACCTCCCAAAGGAACGCCCACAAAGTCGATGGGAGGCAATATGCCCCAAAGGGTCTGAGCGATGGCGCCTGACGTTACGGTTGTCCAGGTAACACCACCGTCAGTGCTTTTAACGATGGTGCCGCTTGAGCCTATGCAATAAAAGACGCCGTTATAGTAAGTGGCTCGGTAGAAGTTTGCCGTGGTTCCTGACGTCTGCGTTGTCCAGGTCGTGTAATTAGACGCGTCGGTGGTCCTTAAGATGGTTCCGTTACCGCCGCATGCAATGATGACGCCAGCCGATGGATTGCCGTTATAGGCACCGCTATACAAGAACTCAGTCGTGCCTGATGTCATTAAGGAGTAGCTTACTGTCGGCGGAGTGGGCCCAGAAGGGCTTGTATAAGACTGCCGCAATATGGTTCCAACGGTGCCGAAGAAGAACATGTATGCGGTACCGCCAGCCTGCGCATAAGTATTTCCAAGCAAAGCGTTAGGTGTGCCTGTTGTGGCTGAGTTATAGACTATCCAGTTATTCCAATTGAACTGAGCGCTGTTAACAATCACGGCGCCATTACTACAGGCTCCGTAGGTATAGCCAGATCCTGCCGTGAGATCGCTCAATGAGAAGATATTCTCAGAGGTACCTGAGGAAACTGCTGACCAAGTCGTGCCGTTATAGGTAACGATTTGACCCGCGGTTCCCGAAGCAATCATTGGCGTTCCAGCCGCATAGTTCTTCAAGACATAAAGAAATATGTTGCCGCCGCCTAGGGTGTAGTCTGTTGTGAATGTCGAGAAGTCAGTGGTCTTGCGGATATATATGCCGTCACCGTAGTAGTAGCCGGTTTGATAGTTCGCAAGCATCCTTGCCTGGAAGCCAAAAGCACCAACAGATCCGCCAGGATAAGAGAAGGCCTCAGTGCCGCTTGTGCCACCAGCGCCTGAGAATCCGCCAGCGCCACCACCACCAGAGCCGCCCCAGGTTGCGTAGCCTGCTCCACCACCGTTGCCGCCACCCTGGTTATAAGGGTAGCCGCCAATATTGGCCGATGTAGCCGCTGTAGTCAGGCCTGCATAGGTCGTGTTGACATAGACCCCGCCAAGGCCTCCAGGAGCCCTCAGGAGGACCGTAGCGCCCCTTCTGATCTCTGTATAGCCACCAGCCGTTCCGTTGCTTCCTGCGCTTGATGTACCGCCTGCGCCGATCTCTACGGTTAACGTCTCGCCAGGGGTTACGGGTATGTTGTTGCCGTAAACAAGAGCGCCACCAGCACCGCCGACACCGCCATAAGATCCTGTGGCACCGCCTCCGGCGCCTCCGGCTCCCACGGCCGCTGTTGATAGGGAACCAACACCGTTGGGGACGACAAATGAAAACGTCCCCGGCGTGGTGTAAAGCTGTTCCCCGCGGACTGTCTGTCCGGCAAGTAGCTCAAGCAAAAGCATTACTTGCTATCCGTCATGGATATGGTGCCGCGCCAAGTCGTTCCGCCATCATTGGTAATGAATACCAAGACATCGGTGCCGGCAGCCGTCAGGGTAGGAGCAACGCCATAAGGCCAATCAACAGCCGCAGGCCATGTCTGTGTAAAAGCGCCACCATTGGTAAGGACCAGGATGAAGCCACAGCCAGAGCCGCTTGTAGCGGGGTTGCTGAAGGTCCAGGTGATGTTTCCGGTACAGGTAGCGGTGACATAGTTCCCAACCTCCAGATTGACAGTGGTGGCCCCTGTGATGTTTCCTAGGGCGTTCACTGTGAGGGAATAGTCCTTCACCTTAGGGCGAATGACTTCGTTGTCTTGGAAGTTGTTCGTATTCGAAAAGGTGTTCGCGTCTGCAAGGCCTGGGACGGCCAGATTGGTACGAGCACCAGAGGCTGAAGTGCCTCCAGTGCCGCCATTCGTAAGAGCCAGCGTGCCTGCAAGGGTAATGGTCCCTGAGGTCGTTATAGGGCCGCCAGAGGTCGTTAGGCCTGTTGTGCCGCCCGATACAGCGACGCTCGAGACAGTCGCTGCGGAGTTGTTTCCATTGGCTAACAGGAAGACGTTACCGGAGTTGTCCTTTGAGTACAGCTTTCTGTCGGTGACGTTGAGAAACAATTCCGCGACCTGAAGCTGTCCAGCGGTCGCTTGGGTTGTTGCGGTAGTCGAATAAAAAAGCTGAATCGGGGTTCCGGTAGCGCTTGCCATGATTTATTCCGCAGGAGTCTCCTGGCTCTGAGCCTGAGTGGCAATCTTCCCAATCAGGTTGGCCACCTCAACATAGGGCCGCTGTCCAAGAGCGTTGAGGATTTGATTGACTTCATCCAAAGTCAGTTCGATAGTCATAGGGTATCTCCAAGGGTTTCCGCAGCGCTATCAGCAGCACCGCTAAGGTCGATAGTTTGCACGGGATCGACCGGAATTTCCACTGGTTGGGGTTGGGGTTCAGGCAAAGGCACTACCTGATGCAAGACGACTGTTCGACCCGTGATCTGTGGCGGGATGCCTTGCAGTGTCTCGGTCTGTGAGTCATAAGCAGGAACAATGACTTCGTAAACGTCATGCTCTTCTAGCCATTCCGGTGTGCCAGAAGGCGGAAAGACGTTGCTGATGAACATCTGCTCAAGTTCGCCGGTTTTTATCACGGCATTGTCTTTGATGATTGCGTACATGATTAGCCTAGTGGGAAGGGTCCGGTGGGAAGAGCAAGAGTATTAGTGCCGTTGAAAACCATTTGACCAGCGTTGCCGCCTGTGCCGGTTGCATAACGGGCATATCCTTTGGTAATGCGAAGGTCGTCTAGGTAGCCAAATAAATAAGATGTATATCCGTTATTACCTATTTGTATTGCAGATGCCAACCAATTTGTTGAATTAGCTACTGATGCTCCGCTTGTTCCGTTAATATAAATTTGCAAAGTTGCTCCTAATCTAGCAACCGCAACATGGTTCCAAGTATTCAGAGTTAAAGTGTTAGACGTTGTTGCAAGCGTAGTTGATCCGTAACGGTCTAAAAATACATTTCTGCTTGTGTTCATTGCTAAAGCAAAGTAATCGCCTACCGTTGTCCACATAATTAAGGCGTTTGTTGCTGCGGCGCTTGTGGGATAGACCCAAAACTCCAACGTAAAGTCCCCTGTTCCAAAAGCCAAAAGATTTGACGAAGGAATTGTTAAATAATCCCCCGTCCCATCAAAGTACATACTCCCCGGAGACCATTTCGCTTGCGTTGTCTGCACAGAGCTATTTGCCACCGTCTCCAGATTATTCTTCCCAGTGGCATCTACAATCCCGCCATTCGTGAAGTTGAGTAGGAGAGAGGTGTTGGGTATGGCTGTTGGTGGTGCGGTGGGGACTGTTATAGTTGATAATGTCGGGTCATAGACTGCGGTTCCTTTCACTACTCTTGCAGCAGCAACATAAACGGGTATAGGAAACGATTCAGAACTGTCAGCGTTAGCGCCAATTCCAAACGCTGCTGTATTGTTTGAAACCGTTCCTGTTGCACCTGTTGTACTAACGCCACGGTTTCCATTAACCCATAACGCCCAATTACCACTGCTTCTAGCTATAGCAACATGGTTCCACTGCGAAGGAACAACTGAAATTGATGATGTTGAGTTAACTAAATCCCAAGAGGAATTTGTGCTTGTAGCTCTAAAAATTGGCGCATT